GGCGTTGTTGCCTTCTGCGCGGGTGACTGAAGCTTGTGTTCTCATGCCGCTGGCCTCGGTCATGGCGTTGTAGCGCAACCGCAGTGCGTCCAGTTCCCCCATTCCAGCGTTTTCAACGGAAGAAGCAAGCAGACTACCGGTGTTGGCATCAAGCCCGGAAGAAGCCCCGGCTGCTTCGTTCTGCGCCAGCATCTTGCGCACCTTGTCGCGATGCTCTGACGCTGCTATGGCCCCGCGCTGTTCGGCATCCTTGGCAGCTCGGTCTTGCATGTTTGCGTTGAAGTCTGCAACCTCTTTAGCGTTTTCGGCAGAGGCAACGGAGGTATAGGCTGCTGTGGCTGCGGATATGATAGCTATTGCCGCCCCGATATATCCCATTGTCATGGTTGTAACTCCCAGTATTCCTGCATTGTGTCGCACGCAAGAAGCGGCTCTATCATCTCGTGCCCGTCCTGTTCGGTTATGCCGCAATCAGGATGAACCGTTGTCCAGATCGTGTCTTCGTGGGTGTAGATAATCCGCTGTGTTCCCGGCCTGGTTATCATAGTTCTGGGAGCCTGAAACCGCTCTACAGTCTCTTCAGTCAATACCGACACATCGCCTTTGCTGATGATAGCGATATTGTCTTTCAGATGTACTTTTGTGATGTATAGCGTCCCTTTTGGCATAAACAGTTCACGGCAGTACAGTCCGTCACACCAGCGGTTGACCGGCGTTAAATCCGCCTGCACAGGCAGCTTTGACATGAATTCAGTCATTGCCCCCACCTTGACGCTGAACGGATACTGGGATTCTACCAGCGCCCCCATAAATGCCCCTGCGCTCCGCTCCTGCCACTCATCCACCGCAAGCCCTTCCATGGTAAAGCGATAGAACGGAAACCCCTGCACACCGAAAGCTGTCGGTTCCGCATCCAGGGTAAAGCCCAGCCAGCGCAGCCACTTGATGGCCCTGGTGTTACGAGCATCTACATAGTTGACCAACAACCTGCAACCTGACCGCATACCCATGACCACGCCCCGGCAGTGAGCCAGAAACAGCCGGGCATGTTTTTCCAGCCGGTTTGTGGTTATCAGCCAGGGGATAGCCACGCCGCTTATGTCGTTTGTATGGGTAACGCCAAACACACAGACCGGCACACCGTCCACCAGTCCGGTTGTGGCGCTGTCAATGTGCCTGATCATTTCCTTTTCAGGGGTAGTCATGGCAGCGGCCCACAGTTCATCAACATCAGCCTGCCGGATATCATTTAGCACAGCGCTAATGTGCGCCCGTGTAGTCTTTTCCATGCTTGGCACTGGCATCAGCTACCCCCTGTTGATACTTCGGGAATGATCGCCAGGATGCTGACCGGCAGGGGGTTATCCTGCCTGACAACAACATGACCGTCTTTGCTCCAGGTGGCGGAAATGCGGATATCCAGCAGGCCGCTTTTAAGGTCTGCCGGTGCATCGTAGTTTTCCGCCTTGCGCTGCTTATATTCTGACAGGTGGCTGGTGTCCGGCCCGGCTTTTATCCCGATGGACTCGTTGACCAGAACCGAGAGATGCTGAATCAGCTTCACCCGTTCACGGCTTGGTTGGCCGGATGCGGTGATGGAGAGCGTCTCAAGGTCTGCCACAATAGGCAGGCCCACATGCACCTTGGTTGCCGGGTAATCAAGGGCCACCGCCCCGCCGGTGACCACCTTTTGCTTGTGGACAAAGCCATCAGCCAGGATAGCAACGGTCTTGCCCTCAAGCCAGGTAAGGCCGGTTATGCTGCTGGTGGCTGTACCGCTGTAGGTATAACCAGCATCAACAAAAAAAGCGTCGTTCACCGTTGCAAATACCCGTGTGTTGAAGCGTTCTATGTAGCGGGTTGATCCACGCTTTACCACGCAGTACACGGCATCAACGCCGCTTTCATTGACGCTGCATACGTTCTCAAACAGTCCGCCGCTGGTGTCATGCCAGTGCCATCCTGAAACCTCATGCTCCGGCATGTAGGTGAGCCCAAGGAGAACGCCATCACTGCGCACCGCCCACACTGTAGAAAATGGATTACGCTGGTATGTCCAGTCAACGATGCTCTTGTTTTCAAACAGGTGCCGTGCAGCAATGGAGAGATCGTTGTTGACGTAGGAATCTTGCGTCAGATTGTATTGCACCGTGCCCACTGAATCACCGGCATACCGGACAAACAATGCCCCGCTGCCCACCGTTACAGGAGGAAGGTTTGAAATGCCGTCGTAGGTCTGCCGTTTGACGTTGACAGTATCAGCAGTCAGCGTGTTGTCCTGACCTCCCCTGACAATCCAGGTGCCGTCCGAGGCCATGACCAGCAGCTCACCCAGCTCCACAAAGTGACGGATTTCCGAATAGCCCCGGTTGGCAATGGTTATATCCATGGCGTCTGTTGCCAGTGAGGGAACGCTGACCCCAAAGTTTTTAAATCCGCTGATTGTTGAAAACCAGATTGATTGCGGTTCTGCGTTTGAATTAGCGAATACCTGCCGCTGTTGGGAATAGCAGACAGCCCCAGGATAGCCGGAATCTCCACCCCAGGCCTCAACTGCCCATTTGTAGGTTGCGACGTAAGCCGAACCGATTGAAGCCGTGCCGCCGCTGGTGTAGGTTTGCAGGGTAGCTACCGGAACGCTGAAGGAATGATCTGTCAGCTTGGTAATGGTGTGAGTGCCGTTAATGTCGGTCATCCCCACTACCCCGGCGATGGTAACGGAGTTGCCGGTACTGAAACCGTGTGCATAGCAGGTAACATTGACGACGATTACCGTACCATCATCCACCGCGACCGCGTCGATTATGGCCTTGCCTTCGGTTGTACCTGAAACCGAATCAGGCATCCGCTTGAGTACCGTTGCAGTCACCACCTTGGGGTTTGTGTACCCGCTGATTAAAGCGATACCGAAACCGGAATGCAGATACTCCCATTTTATTCCAGGGTTGCCATCGTTGGCCGTACCTTCGGTATGGTCAGGCCGTACCGTGCCGGTCTTTCCTGCTGTAGTTGCAACGTAGAAGTGCGAACCAGCCCTGATCTTGTCACCGATAGCAACGGTCTTGTCCACTTCCCACTTGTCCAGGGCATAGCCGGAAGATTGTTCGATATAGAACATCTGCCCTACCATAGTGCTGGCAAAGATATCTGCGTTGCTGGTGATGGTGATGGTGCCGGTGACGTTTGATGTGTAGACGGTCTGGCTTTCGGTGATGTTGATATCCTGGAAAGGCCCTTCCATGTTGTCAAAGGCCGCAAAACTCCAGCTTGTGTCAGACAGACGGGATAACTGCTGCACAGGGTAATCAGGGTGACAGATGGTCATTACGTCAAAACTTTGCGTGAAGGTCAGGCGATGGAGTTGTGACGCCGGATAGATGGTTGTGACCACAACAGGATTACCGCCGGACGTGACCACCGCACCGTTAAGGATGATCCTCATGGTCAGGTGGCCGAACTCCAGAACGTAAGAACTGTTGACAGATGATTGAAACGGTATCAGCCTGACCGCATAGCTTGAGTTGTGGACTGCAGCAACATACTTGGTGCCAGGCCGGTTTACCACTCCCCCGGTTGGCTTGATGATGAAGTTACGGCAGGTCTTCAGGCCGCTGTAATAGCGGTTGAAGTCCACCCGTCCATACATTTCAGGGGACAGCTCACCACTGGTGAAGCTGGTCTGGTAGATGCTGGCAGCCACTATGCACGCTCCCTGATGAATTCCGAATCAGGGGGAGACAAAGGCTGTTGCTCATTCATCACAGCAGCAAAGGCGTCATGCAGAACCGATTGATAGGCTACGTTGGAGCTCTTTGCCAGTTCTGCGTTTGCAGATAGAGGGGTTGCCGCTTCAGCGGCCAGCGCCCAGATAAGGGCATTGGTGAAAATGGGGGTGAACAGGGCCACGTTGGTTATGCGTGCGGTATACTCGGCTGTCGGTGATTGGATGTTGGCGCAGACAGCCAGCCCGCCGTTAGTACGGTCTTCCACCACCAGATACGGTTCACGCAGAATATCGGAAGGAGTTTCGGCGTAAATCCGGCGAATCCGCAGGCAGTCATTTGGATACTGGAAACGGTACAGCCACGATCCAGGTGGTGTTCCGATATCCTGCAATTCTGCATAACGGGTTGCAAAGTTCCATGGCATTTCAGACAGTAACCGCTCAAGGGTAGGGCCATAGACCATGTTCATCACACTGGCTTCATTGCTGGCCTCATCCAGGGCAGAGATAAACATGGATATGCCGATACGGGCCAGGGCAAGGTTGCATATTTCAACAGGGGAACGGGCCATGTCCTACCTCATTTTGCAGCGGTTACTTTGGGTGCTTCCACCTCTGCCAGCATTTCCAACATTTTGGCGTTGCCGGTACGGGGAGCGACCTTTACGCCGTGTTGCGCCAGCTTTACACGAAGCTTGCCAAGTTCTTCTTCCTGCTCGTGAGGATCAATAGCGGCAGGCTCGGAAACCGGGACATCCTCTTCGGCCAGTTCAAGGAAGTGCGGCAGCGCCGCCCCGCCATACTCAAAGAGCTGACCAGGACGGCGCAGACTTCCGCCGATGAAACACTTTTCTTTTGCGCGGACTATCATTGGATTGATTCTCCCGCTCTGAGGCAGAAGGTGCCGGTTTTATCTCCGGCTGCAGTAAATGAGGCCATGACCATTCTCCTTATGAAAGCGCCGGGGTGTTACCCCCGGCACTGGTCAGTTGTTAAATAGCGTCAGGCAGTGCTGTCCAGCCGGTCGGATCGGTGGTCAGGAAAGCAGTCACCCAGCCGGTGTCAAATCCGGCAGTGGTAACGTCAAAGTTCACACCCAGGTAGCGCTCATAATTCCCAGAGGGCAGCGGGTAAACAAACTTTGCGCCCAGCGGCAGAGCAGCTTTCAGCTTTGCGTCAGAGGCGATATGCACGGTGGAGGTGGTGGCATGGATAGACGCGGAATCATCAGAGCAGAGTCTGATGGTAAGGGTTGCGGAATCGCCGCCATCGGTAAAGGCTTCAGTTACCACGCACACCAGATACAGTGGTTGTCCGTTGCCGATGTTTTGCAGGGTAGGGGCGCTGCCCAGGTCGATCTGATTGGTGGCAAGGTACGTTCCCGCCTCCTGGTCAAGATCAAAGTCGTCGCAGAATTCAAGCAGTTTATCGATAATCATGATCGTACTCCTTTCAAAGGAGGGGGGATTGCTCCCCCCGGTAAAGGTTAGTTAAGTGATGATTCGCTGTTCAGGATCGCGTCGCAACGCTTGACCGGAATACCGTCAAACATCACAACCTGCTTGCCTGCCACCTGATCCATGGTCAGGGTGGAGCTGGCCACCTTGCTGACGATCTGACGGCGCAGGAAGCTACGGACAGTCCTGGAGCAGTAGAACACCGGACGGCCCATGCCCAGGTTGGGGATGATCTCTGCCGCCTGGGTCATCAGGTCGATCAGATCGGAACCGGCAGTGGCGCCTTTGGTCAGGGTGGATACATCGATTGAGTGGACCCGTGCCACATAACGCCAGTCGCGCACGGTCAGGCCGCAATCCCATTTGTAATGGGTGCGATAGCCCTGATAACGTCCTCCATTGACATCGGTCAGGGTCTGCTCACCCAGATCGGCCACATGCAGACCGGCCTTGCTGCCTTTGGGATAGATTCCGTGAACCGTGCCAGGTCCCCACACCACCAGATAGATTGACGAACAGTCATTCTGGCCAGACACGCCGCCGCCATCAATCAGGTTGCTGGCATTCTCAGCGGTCTTGCTGTTAAAACGCGGAGCAATTCCGGTGAATGCTTCAGGCTCGGTGCCTTCGTTGCCATAGAACAGAGTGCTGGCCATCTCCTGGTTCATCCCCTCAATGAAAGCGCGGTCTTCAGATAGACGGAATGCGGCAGAGTTGCCGTTCAGATCGGCAAGAGCCTTGTCGATTTCGGCGTAGGCTTCCAGCATGCCGCAGTTGTCAGTGATCTGCAAAGTGCGGGACTTGGATGGTTGCACGCCGTAGTTGAGTTTGCGCCAGGTAGCTTCAGGCAGGCCGGACCGAACAGTTGTTCTGTGACCAGTGGGAAGGTTGCCTTCCACCCAGGCCATGTCTTGCAGTACCTCATTGGTTTCGGAAAGCAGTTCGGCAATCAGGTCAATGTTGCCTTTGGGATCCAGCCGCTTGGTTACGTCAAGCAGGGTCGGGTTTAATACTGATAGTGCGCCCATGGTACTTCTCCTTTCGCTGCGTCATCACAGACGCTGCATGTATGGTTTACTTCGTAGACTTGTAGAATGCGTTGATGCGCTCTTGTGCGCTGTCTTGTGGCGTTGCTTCGTGGCTTCCGGTAATGGGGTTGTCTTCCGACATTGCCCTGCCCACCTTTGCCATGAACCTGACCATTTCAGGGTGATTGCCGATACCATATTCATTCATCAGCGCCCTTAGTTCGTTGGTGGCAAACTTATCCATGGCCTTACCTGCCAGTGCTACGGACTCTTTAAACTTTGCCCCTCCGATTTCCTGGTCGTTCTCGGTCTTGTTTTGCCAATCGGCTTTGGTGGTTTCCCATTTGTCCTGCAGGCTCTGGTTGATCTTCGGGAGTATCTTGTCTGCATAGTGGTCAACCAGCTTCTGCGCCGTCTCCTGATCCAGATTCAAATCACGGGCCAGAGGTTCAAACTCTTTTAATGCCCCGTAATTATCTGTTGCCCCTTCAGGCAGTTTGAATTCGTAGGGTTCAGGGGCTTTTACTTCATGTTTCGGCTCGGTTTCAGTCGCCTGATCCGCCTGCCCTCCGGCTTCCGATGCGGTACCAGTGGCTGTCTCAGTTACTTCTGCGTCGGTTGCGGTATCCACCGCGCTACTCGTCGCCATCTCGTCGCTCATTGTCTTTTTGCTCCTGTCTTATTTTGGCTTCCCGTTGCATTTGCAGATATCGGTCAGGGCAGGCTTCCATTATATCGGCCAGAAGCATCAGCCCCATGTTGCGCTCGCCTTCCCTGAAAGCGGTTGCGTGCTGGTTGTCACGGTCAAAGGACGATGAAAACACGTGGGCATGCTCCATGATCTTCCAGCAAAACCTCCTGCCTGTTTCGCTTTTCAGCAGGCTCTTCAGGTCTTCCAGTTCGTTCACCCGTATAGAATCGGTATCAGGCTGCACCCATCATCCTTTGCAGAGCGCTTGCCCCGCCTACATCTGTTTCAGACAATAGCCGCGCCGCGTCAGCCCCTTGCTGCAGGCCAGGCATGGAGGCCAGCATCTGTTGTTGTTGCGCCGCCTGCGCACGTGCCTGACGCTCTTTCATCACTTCGTCTTCACCCTTGATTACTTTGGGAGGGACACCCAGCATATCCCCGTATTCGTCTATAGCCTGGTCAAAGTTCACCTTGTCCAGCACATCAGGCTTGGCCCCGGCCAGGTTGCCCACAAAGGCTACAAGCCTCTCAATGCTGGCAGTGCCTATCAGCTTCTGCGCCTGACTCATGATGCTGATATATTCAATCTGCAGCTCTTTGCCCTCAAGCTCTGGGGGCGGTTCAGGCATCAGGCCCCGCTCTGTCATCAAGTCGATGGTCCGCTCGATCAAGGGGGAAAGCAGCTCATCGTTTAGCCGCTCCATCACCGGCCCCAGAACCAGCAGCTTTTCCTGGTGGCGCTCTTCCACTTCACGAGCGGTCATCTGGCTGCTGTCGCCAGTGGCCAGCATCAGCATTAAATCCTCAAAGAAGATGCGCCGGACTCGCTGTTGAACCGTGTCAATTTCTGCGGAAAGTTCTGCAATCCTGGGGTTGATCTCGTAAACCGGTCGGAACCCGGCACCGGCTGAGTTTTGCAGGCCGGAAACGTAGGTGACATCGCCGGGAAGGAGTGAAGTGCGGGATGATCTGAGGGACGCGTCAGCCAGCATGGGAGGATTAACCAGCTTGTCAATGGCCTGCATCTTGCGCTTCTGCATAAGTTGCAACATCTTGATATCAGCCAGGGCGTCCATGCCGGGGGATGAACCGTAAATGTCTTCACCGGTTGCGCTCCACCGTGCAGCCATTACCGGGAAGGTCTTGAAGCCTGATTCACGCAGGAACTTTGACCGTTCGCCCTTTTCCCACCAGACCGATTCAAATGGCATGTTCTTGTTATCACCCTTGTTCTTGTTGTAGAGCTTGCGGGGTTGAATGGCATGGCAGACTTCAATCCAGTTATCAAACGCCTTGTTCTCCCAGGCACTCTTTACGGTGTCGCTGCAGTTGGCCAGGCCGAACTGATCCACGATCTGAGCAACAGACATGCTGTATTCGCGGTACATGGTGTTAATGCTGTTGCGATGGTTGGCGGCCAGGCAGTAGGAACCTATCGGCACGGGATGACAGCGGATAACATCATCATCATCTTCCAGCACCAGAAACGCGGATGTTCCGAACAGCCCAAGATTGATGTAGGCAACTGGCAGTGTGTTGTAAAGATTGGACTTGGAAAATACAAACCTGACGCGGGATTCAAGCTCATACAGCCAGGCTTTGACCGCTGTGCTGTCCATGCCTGAACCGTCACCGGTCGTAAGTCTGAACCACGGACGGGCAGGGGAGGTGAGTCCGGCCATCATGCCGGAGGCTAGTGTACGCAGCGCCACAACCTGAGTGGCGTCAATGATTTTGTCGTGTTTCTTTTGTCCGTCGTTAACTTTTTGGGAGATAAAGCGGGATGCACGGGGCTGGCAGTATTCTGACAGCTCCTGCCAATGGGAATAGAACGACTGCCGCTCGTTCAAGAGCTGCGACAGTCGCCCGTTTAGCTTTCCAATCCGGTCTTCCATAAAACGCCTCACCTGTCATCACGACGGGGATGCTGCTTGTGTTTACTGTCCTAAAAGCGTCTTGCCTTGTGTCTGGGTCTGATCTATGCCGCGTGCATTGGTGAGAATTGTCTGGCTTGCCGCCTGTAGCTTGCGCTTGCGTTCGCCGTCACGGGCAGCTATTACGCCTTCATCCTGCTGTTCCGGGGGAGGCGGAGAAGGGGGAGGCATTGAAGGAGCGCCACCACCGCACCCGAAGGGTAATAACAGCAAATTAAGGATCAATCGGTTCATAGGGGCCCCCATACATTTTGTAGGTTGTAGAAGAAATAACATAACATTTTGTGTTGTCAAGTAAAACCTTTCATCGGTACAAATCATAATCATCAGCCCTGTTGTGAGAAGTTCCTTGAACGAAACCACGCTTACCCACCGGATAGGCAAAGGTCAAGGCCAGGGCATCACCGATATCTGGCGAAGAGATACCGCGCTTTTTCATATCGTCTTTTGTTTCCAGGCACTTGCGACCTGCCGCGTCATAGTGGAACACCGGCCCGGCAAGGTCTTGTTTCAGCTCCGGCAGGTCTGGAATAGCGCCTCCATCCTTGAGCCATCCGGCCATCACAAACCACATCTCCGAGCGCTTGTTCAGGTACTGCGGGTCTGACGACTTGCCGCCGAACGGAACTTCTATCACCTCATGCCCCAGCATCCTTAAACGGTCGATCACTCCGGCTCCGGCCCCTGCGTCACAAAACACGGCATCTGGCCGCAACCTTGAAATCTCCTGAACAACCCTGTCTGCCAGTTCCATATTATCCACACCGCGCAGGATGACCGGGGCCATTGCCGCCAGTCCCTGACGGCCCATGATAACGCTACGGTCATCTCCAAAGCGGGCAGGGTCTACCCCCAGAACAGCCGGGGCGAAGTCGTAAGCGTCAGGTTTCAACGTGCGTCTGCTGGCCTCTTCCACCAGCGACAGCGCTATCAACTGGTTATCACCGGCTGCTGAGAAGTCGCACAGGTATTCACGGGCAAAGGCTGTTTCGTTCATGTCCGCCCGTAGCCGCTCCACCTCTGCCGGGTCCAGGGCGTTGGTATCATCCACCGTATACCGGGCAGCGTGCCATCCATCGGTACAACGGGCCTTGAAATACAACTCGCTAAAAAGGTTAATGCCGTTGGGCGTACCGATAAACAGCGCCCAGCCATGACGATCAGAAAGGGCAGGCTGGATAACCTCGTCCCACACCTCCCGCTTGATCTGAGCCACCTCGTCTATTACCGCCCCGTCCAGTCTCAGACCTCGCAGCCCCTCGTAATTGTCAGCGCCGAAAATACGAATCACACAGCCGTTGTGTTCCAGTCGGACCCACAGTTCCGACTCATTTACCTCTGCCGCGCTTCCTAGCCTCCTGGCCTTGTTTTTCAATCTGAGCCATGCTATGGCCTTCGCCTGCTTCAGAAAAGGGGCCAGATAGACGAACAAGCCCATTTCCTGTTGAAACTTGAGAGCCTTGTCCAGCAGTTCCATAATCGCCAGCTCGGTTTTGCCAGCCCGACGATGCAAGGCCAACACCGTGAACCGCTGACGGTTCTTGTGGCACTCCTGCTGCCAGGGACGCGGACGGTATCCAAGATCAACCCTCATCAGGCACCCCGGTCACAACCTCCAGGCGGATATTGCCGCCATGTTCCACCTTGTCAGTGAAGAGTTTCAGATGCTTGCCCAAAAGCGCAAACCCTTTCAGTGCGGACTGAAACTCTTTAGCCTCTTCAGCCTTCAGCGTCACCCGCTGGATTCCTGTCAGCACATCATCAGCCGTGATCTCAACCCGTGCCGACC